AGAGAGAATCATTGAAGGTGTGGAAGATGCCCTTTTAAAGAAAGCAACACATGAAGCATTGAGAATGGTTGATGCAAAGATTGCAGAGAAAGTTAAAGAATCAGAAGAGACAATCAATAAAGCAATCAATAAATTTATCGAAAATGTATGCTCTGAAAAGATTAATAATATTCAGATTCCTGAAAAATCAAGTGATTGGAGTGATAAAATCACATATTATTCATTATCCGAATATGTAGGAATGCAATTTGAAAGTTTCATTAAAGAGAAAAGATATGATAAAGATGGAAATTATCAAGACTGGGGAAGTAATCGGTATTCAGCAGCAGATCTACTTACAACAAAATATCTAAAAAGAGAGCTTGATGATAAGATCGGTAACATGATTCAGAGAGCAAAACACGAAGTAGAAGTTGATATTGTTAAATCATTAGAACAGAAACTAAAAGAGAATCTTGCAAAAGACACTATTGAAAAGATGAATATTCCAGAGGTTTTGAAAAAGCTGCAATCAGGAACCCTTGGAATGATTGAAGAAAAGGGACAGTAAGCATGTTTGGAGGATAATTTATGATCATTGGATTTTTAAGTGGATTATTTATCGGAGCAGTAGCAGGAGTGGCAGTGATGTCACTCTGTGCCGCAGCGAAAGAGAGGGATGAGTTATGACAAGGGAGCAGAAGATATGGAGATTAAGAAGACGATGTGGGAACATAGGACATTGTGATGAAAAAACATGCAAGATTTATGCAAAATGTGTAAATCTTGGATATACATCGTTTGAACAGCTATCAGATGAAAAAATTAATGAAATGTACAATGAAGTATTTGGTACACAAATAACAGAGAATCTTACAGGTGTCGTGAAAGAGGATCATGAGAGAGTGAAGACAGTAACGGACATCTTGGAAGAAGTGAAGCAGGAGATGTGTGATGATTATTGCAAGTATCCAACTATTGTAAATGATAGAGAAGATTTATTTGCAGATAACAGTCCATGTACGGAATGCCCGTTAACTAAATTATAAGGAGTTGATACATAATGGCATATAGAGATTGTCCGTGCCTAAATTGTAAAGATAGATCACACGGATCAAAGAGAGTTGCTTGTCAGACAGGATGTGAGAAGTATCTGTCCTGGAAGGCAAAGGAACAGGAATTAAGAAGAAGAGAGAAAGAATCACGGCCTTATTACTCAAATGCAAGAAAAACGATCATAAGAAACCGTCAGATGAAAAGAAAGAGCGGTAGGCAGATATGATTGATCCATGCAAAGCCTGTGCAGAGATAACCTGCATGGGCATTTGTGCCGATCAGGTGCAATACAAGCAAGAGTATCAGGAGATGGCGGATCGGATAAGGCAGCAGATAATAAATCGTAACAGGAGGGGAGAACGTGGACAAGAACGTACTGATCCAATACACAGACATGATTGAAGAAGTAAAAGATATAAGAAAAAGAATCTTGCAAACAGAGAAGCAGATCAGCAGGATTGAGGAAGAAGGAACTGTAAAAGACACAGTGAGCGGTGGTATGGGTGGAATACAGCACTTTGTTGTTGAGGGTATGCCAGTACCAGAACTTAGCAGAAAGAAACTGCTGCTCAATAAACGAAAAGCTATGTTGATTGAAAAAGAGAATGAACTTCTGGAACTCATGAATCAAGCGGAAGAATATATAAATAGCATTGAGAAGAGCGAACTAAGAATGATGTTTAGATTTTATTACATTGATGGCATGACGTGGCTGCAGGTAGCACATAAGATGAATCAGTTACACCCTAAAAGGCGAGTAGCTTATACAGAAGACAGCTGCAGAATGAGAAATACAAGATTTTTTCAAGAAAATTAGAAAATGTTCGGTCACGTTCGCAAAAAATAGGCTAATATATAGGCTAGAGCGATTAGATGAAGCGATACTTCATAAATGTTCCTTTTTCTTGCTAATAAAAATACGTACAAAATACGCATAAAATTATTGACTTATACGCATTTTGTACGTATAATGAACATATAAATTAAAAAAAGGAGAGTTTTTCATGAAGAGAAGAGATTTGATTAAACTCCTTGAAAAAAATGGATGGTATTTAAAACGGAATGGTGGGAACCATGATCTATATACAGATGGTAACAGAATTGAGCCAATTCCAAGACATCCAGAGATTAAGGAGCGATTAGCTAAATCTATTATCAAGAAACTGGGGCTTTAAGCCCCAGACTTGGTGGATTCATGAAAAACAAAAATGAAAAAAGGATCAAACGGCAAGATTTTAGGAGGAACGGAAACATGGCAAAGAAAGTAGCGTATCCGGTTATTTTAAAACCGGATCAAGAAGGGTATTATGTAGAAATCCCTGATTTTGATATCGCTACAGAAGGCGATACAATAGCAGAGGCTATGGAAATGGCCAGAGATGCTATTGGATTGATGGGGATTGATATGGAAGATGAGAAAAAAAGTCTTCCAGAACCAAATTCAAAAGCTCAAAATGTAGAAGCAGGAGACACAGTAACACTTGTAGATGTAGACTTTACAGAGTACAGAAAGAGAGTGGATAATAAAGCAGTTAAGAAAAACTGTACAATTCCATATTGGATGAGTGTAGAAGCCGATAAAGCGGGAATTAATTATTCACGAGTATTACAAGATGCAATTTCTAATATATTAGGAGTTGCGCGTACAACAAAAGGTTAATCAAATCTCAAAATATATTGAATTAAGCACCTTCGGGTGCTTTTTTCGTGCATAAATTTAAGGACCTCTAGCTCAGCAGGTCAGAGCAGTCGGCTCATAACCGATCGGTCCAGGGTTCGAGTCCCTGGAGGTCCATTTAAGAAATAAGAAAGAAGGTGGTAATGTTTGAATGAAGAAAAAAACTACATATTGGCAGAGTCTGATTACGTAGCCGGAATGAAGTATAAAGACATTGCTGCCAAGTATGGAGTCTCGATGAACACTGTGAAATCGTGGAAGAAACGATACGCATGGTCGAGGAACAAAAAGACAGGATGCATCCAAAAGGGGTGCACACAAAATAAAAAGGGTGCACACAAAAAAGAAGCCGTTGCGGAGGATGTAAGTCAGGTCGTGATCAACGATGAACTTACCGATCAGCAGCAGCTTTTTTGTTTGTACCAATCCAGAATGTTTAATTATACGAAAGCTTACATGAAAGCTTATCCAGGATGTACTTATGCATCTGCTGCCGTATTAGGAAGCAGGCTTATGAAGAATCCAGTGATCAGAAAAGAGATTGAACAGCTAAAGCAGAATCATATGAACAGGGAACTGTTAAAGCAGGAAGATATCTTTCAAAAGTACATGGATATTGCGTTTGCAGATGTGACAGATTATGTATCGTTTGGGCGAGAAAATATTCAAGTTATGGGTGCTTTTGGTCCAGTAATGGTAGAAAACAAAGAAACTGGAAAAAAAGAAGTTCTCGAAAAAGAAGTCAATACTGTGAAATTCAAACAATCTGAAGATGTTGATGGAACGTTGATTATGGAAGTGAAGCAAGGAAAAGACGGAGCGAGTATTAAGCTGGTTGATAAGATGAAAGCTTTACAATGGCTTGCAGATCATATGGATATTGCTACAGTTGAACAGAAAGCTAAGATTGAGCAGATCAGAGCTAAGACAGCGATCATGTCCGGAACATCCGAAGAAGAGACAGAAGACGATGGATTCATCGAAGCCTTAAAAGGTGAGGTGGCAGATGTATGGGAAGAAGAATAAAGAAAGCTGTCTTTAAGTTTCGGCCGTTCTCTAAGAAGCAGAAAAAGATACTTACCTGGTGGCTGCCAAATTCTCCAGTACATGATCAGGATGGAATCATAGCAGATGGAGCAATCCGATCGGGAAAGACAGTTTCTATGTGCTTATCTTTTGCAATGTGGGCAATGGAAACATTCAACGGCCAAAACTTCGGTATGTGTGGGAAAACGATCGGTTCTTTCCGGAGAAACGTACTTTTTTGGTTAAAGCTTATGCTTAAGAGTCGAGGATACCACGTTGAAGATCACAGAGCTGATAACTTAGTTGTTATCCGAAGAGGTGGCAAAGAGAACTATTTCTATATCTTCGGTGGAAAAGACGAGCGATCACAGGATTTGATACAGGGTATTACTTTAGCAGGAGTCTTTTTTGATGAAGTGGCACT